AAAGGAATAACGCCCTTTCAGCAGCTCGACGGCGGGTTAGTCCAGCAAGGATTTTCCCGCCACACTTGTTCCACTTGAGGAACTCATCTGCTGCTGCCTCGTACTCGTTACGGTTGTACTTCATTCGCAGCGTTGACGCCTGAAGATTTCCTAGTCCCACATTAAACGCAAGAGAGACCATTGCATCAAAATTAGACTGCCTATCATTACTAGCAGGACATAATCGAAGTACGCCAGCCTCAAATCTCTGTAAATCCTTTTCAAGCAGCGAATCAATTTCGTCATACTCAAAAGTCCTGTTGTGCTCATCCCTTATGCCGTATAACGCTCTCTCAGGCGTTTTGAGACTCGCTTGGTCAGGGTACAGTACATGACCATACCCTGCCGTCCAAAGCGCAGCAGGGCATCTATACGGGGTATTGTGACATCCCTCAAACGACTTGATTAGCTGGATGCCAGCTTCGGATATTTTCACTTTTTGCTGAAAGCCTGGGAGCCAAACCAGAATGCAATGATTGCAGCTAGTATCGACATCTCATCGTCTGAGAAAACCATGTCCATTGCCATTGCAAATGGAACACCAGTTGAGTAGGCATACCAGATTCCCGCTACATCAACGACCACCAGCAGCAGCACAAAGATGTACGTCACAATGGGTCGGACAGAAGCACGAAGGTTAATCACCCAGGTTGATGCTCCTTCTCCGATCTTCATGTCGTGCTTCCACACGGCTAGTTTCTCTTGGGTCTGCGTCTGCATGGCGATCTGGTCACTTTTGATCTCTTCTACGCGAGCTTGGGCAACGAATCCCTCCTTAGCCAGTGCGATCTCGCGCTCACGGCCAGCAGCCATCAAAGCTAGTTCGTGCTTCTTGTCGCCACGGTCTTGGACAAAGTCTAGAACCTTTGGCAGACCGCCACTTGCGAAACCGAGCAGTGTAGAAATAAGAGTCATCATGGAAGAGAACCTGATACTGGGAGGATGGAACCAAGAGGAGCCTCAGTCAGCATTGTCGTGCCGGCTGGTACTGGTGCGCCCGTGAGACTTTCGTTGATAGGGCCAAAGCAGTCGGCCAGTTGTACACCGTTTACCACTTCTGTTTTGACGCAATCGAAACTAAACATTTGGCTGAAGTTAGCATCCGAGCCGCTGACAAATAGTCTAGGGGTAACCGTGTTAACGTCCCACGTTGGTGCAGTAGGAACCTCTGAGAACGGAGCAAACAGGCTCCACACATGGCCCTCTGGCGCAGTACAGCTTCCCTGCATATTGCCGCCCTTGAGATCAGCAACCGCGCTGCCGGTCATCACTGGGCACACTGCTAGGGCTTCGTTGAACTGAGCCGTCCCTGTGGGCGTGTTAACAGTAATCAGGTTGCCAGTGGGCGTTGCACTAGACGCACCGCAGAATGCAAACTCACCGACACATATTTGATAACGCGCTGCCTGAGCTGTTGAGCAGGTTAGTGCCAGGAACAACAGTAGATATTTCATTATGATTTGTTACCTCGGCATGGCGGTTCTTCATCGGCATTGCTGAGTTTCACCCCAGCCAAAAGGCCTATGAACCCCCCTATGATGGTCTGAAAAGCAGGAGAGATCAGTTTGAATATCTCGGCATTGTCGATGTTGTCAAACCATAGGCCAGCAACCAACGCGACGACCATAACTAAAACAGAGAAGCACAGCGTAGCAGACACCATAAGGGTTACTGCAAACGTCAGCTTTCCTTTCATGTCAGGAGATTCGTTCATTACTACCCCACGTTTTGAATAATGCCAACAAGAAACATGATAAGAAGCCCAGTAAGTGCCGCAATCGCTATAATAGTTAGCGTGTTCATAACAAGGTTCCGCATCTTTCGCCGTTGGTTCTGAATTGTTCGTTCACGGGTGTCTTTTATTTTAACTCGATCACGCATCATCGCTGTATACTCTTCAGTGCCCCATCTCCAGACGATCAGCTCGCGCAGGTCTTTCTCTTGCTGCTCGATCTTCTTTCGTGCAAACAGTGCCCGCATAGCCTCTTGTTCAACAGAACCTTTAGCAATTAACTTCTTAAACAGAGGCGGGTCTTTAGCTTCTTCTTCGGCATTCTTGACATCAGAAACAGCACCGAACCAGGTTCCCAGTTGCCCAGCCATGTCTTCTAATTCTCGACCTGCGGATATTCCCTTTTTTAGCAGATTAAACGCAGACGTAGCTAAGGCTAAGGCTGAGACAGGATCGATCATTCAGGGCCGTCTCCACCATTGAGTTTAGACCAGGCACCCAGCATCAGTAGGCCAAGGACAAACACTGTCCCTGCTCGCGCTACAGTCTGCCAGACGATGTTTTTCATGCCACGCCAATCGGTAATCAAGGAACGTAGATCACGAACATCGTTGCCAGCGTCATCGTCGTGCAAGCCGACTTCCTTGAGAACTGCCTTCATTTCCTCTCTGATGATTAATCGCAACGCTTTCTCATCTATATTCATGGGTCACCTCAAGGTTGTACGGGCCACTCAACAGTCCAAGGGAAACCTGCTTGTTTTGTAATATCTCTTAATGATTGCCGATAAGTAGCCCATGCTGCTTTATCGGCGGTGCTGTCACTGATCTGAGTCCAGTCACAGTCCTTGAGTTTTTCTGTGCGTGAGGTTCGTACACTTGCAGCCTGCTCAGTATCTTTCTGTGCAGCATCTGCTGCTATTTCTGCAAGCTCGTCATCACTAATCCAATCTACAACAGAGAACTCAGTGCCTGTAGTATCAATGAAATTGGAACTCCCGCACATCCACAGATTTTCAGTCCATACTGGATGGTCAGAAACAAGATATATCGTGCCACTTGTATTATGCTTTAGCTTTCTCATGTTATATGCCTTTCAGGTTTACTGACTTCGACGAAAGAGAACCCTTATTGCCTCTTACTATTGTGGCTGACATATCAAAGCTGTTGTTTAGCGCCCCGCCAAGCTCGTTGCAAGCGTAATTACCAGCTGTCTGAATTACAGGAACAAGCGCGCCCGCTGCTGCTGCTGCTGCCGCTACCCCGACAATTGCAGTATTACTATATTTTCCAATCCTTAATTTGGTGGCCGCTGTGTCAGAGAAGTAATACACGCATATGTAAGTCCCATCGCCGCCCGGAATAAGCCTTTGTTGAAATCCGTTTGTAGTGATAGCCGTATCAATATTTTGTGGGGCAATAACAGTTCTAATGCCAGTAACCGTTGAGTGGCTTGTAAGCTGAAAGGCTTGCGCGTCTCCGGTCTGGTCACATCTAACAAGCGTATTATTTTCGCAAAAAGCGTCAACATACTGATTGTAGTACGTGCCTATGTTGTTAAAATATCCAGTGCCTGTAGTTGGAAGCTTAGTGACCTGTGATTTGGCGTTAACTTGATCTTGCCAAATAAGCCAAAATGATGTTCCGTCGCTTGTGAGCTTTGTTTTTTGCTCTGTTGCGATGGTAGTTGCGGCCGAAAACGCAGTTCCTTGCAGAGTGCCTGCGTTATTAAACACATATGCCTTTTGATCTGTGCCATTTGGACGGGCCACAGCGTAATATCCCGGCAGAACTTCAAGCTCTGGGAATATCGACACGCTGGCAGTATCAAGGCTAGTGAACGCCAGCACAGACACTCCGGCTGTCGTAACAACCCCGTGAAACAATCCAATACTGCTGACTGTATTTGAGCTTGATACCGCAATAACCAAATTGCCGTTTGATAGCTGCAACATTGCGTGTTTCTGCGCGCCGGTGGTTCCTGTGCGCGTGAATACAGTGGTTGCTGCAAGTACCGCAGTTCCGTCATTGTCAAAAGTTAGGAGAGTGCTGTTTAGTGGTGTAGCAGATGTCTGATGGACAACAGCAAAACCGCCGCCGCTTAGAGTGCAGGCTCCAAATAAATACTGAGAAGCAGCCGATGCGGCCAATGCTGTCCAGCTTTTAACAGTGACTAAAGCTGGGGTATAAATACCAAAGTTGATAGTATTGCTTGTGCCGTTGTAGGAAATTGCCAGAATATTTCCGTTACTAAGCGTAAAAACTCGATGCGAATTATAAGTGTCACTAGTATCTAGGTTAATAGAGGTTACGAGGTCAGTCAGCGAACCTACTGAATTAAACTTAGTCAGAAGAGCGCCGCTGCTACTATTGGTTCGGGTGATTGTATATATTCTGCCATTTGCTTGTGAATTACTTCCCTGCACTACAGCCGGACGGAAATTTGCCTCTCCTCCGTTCCCAACAATTTGGGTTGCGGACATTATGGAAGTTCCAATTGCGTCCACAACTGCGTAACCCGTGATTTTACCCGGCATTGCGGTTCCAGACACATCGGCCGATTCCACCAGATCACCCTTAGCAATAGCCATGCCCGCTGTAAGCGTTGGCAGCGTAGCAAGCGCAGTCAAATCAGAAAGGTTCATGCAATTCTCCAGTTTGGTGATTCGTAAAATATAGTTATTAACGCGCCATTTGTATCAAGGATAAAGTCCTCGGCCACAGACACGCCAGCAGGTGTTAAGAAATTATTACCATTACGACCAAGGGTTAAGTTGTATGTAGCAAAAGTGCCAGTTGCATCCGCAAATACCAGAGAATCACCAAGCGCAGGAGAAGCTGGCAATGTTGCTGTTATAGCCCCCGCTGAGGTATTCGCAAGATAAGACGTACCCTTAACGGCGTTAAAACTTGATGCCACATATACATAGCCAGATGATGCAGCAACTACTGACTCACCGCTTGCCTTTGTGTAACTTACACAATAAACCGTAGTCCCGTCACTTTCGTAAATCGCTCGATCACCAGCCGCTGTGGTGATGTTCGCAGCACCTGGCAGGTTGTTCGTCGTAGCGTTGTGAGTCAGCGTCAGGATGCCATCAAAGATTACCGTTCTAGGCCCACGGGTCAGGGTGACAGCAGTGATCGCTGTCGTGCCTGTAATGTGAACTCTGTTACCGGTGGTAGTGTTTAAGTTGACTGTCGCTGCGCTTGCTATTGCTGTGCCACTTGCCCACTCTTGCGCCCCTGTGAAGGTGTTAGCACTCAACACAGCATATCCAGATGCTGGGAGATAGGCAGTGAGCCACGCAGCTCCTGTGTACACCCTCATCTCGTTGGACACGGTATTAAAATACAGAGCACCTGTTAGCAGTGGGTTGCCGTCATTGTCCACCGTTGGGTCGGTTGCCTTTGGCCCCAGGTATCTGTCGTCAAATGAGTCGTATGAAGCAGCGGCA